AGTTTGGCCCCATCGCCACAGGCTGCGGCCCCGCATGCGGCCCCCTTTCTTTTCTTTGCCGTAGCTACCGGCGCCCTATTTGCTTGTGGCACTGCTGCAACTATGGCCGGCCTAGTTAGGGAGGAGGCATGCACGACCTATCACCCGATCAGCTCTCGCTGATCCTTTCCCTGGTTGAGTCTGAGAAGTACCAAATCGCAGACGATATTCAAAACGAGGATTTTGACGCTGACGGCAAACAGTCGGGCCTAAGTAGGGCGTCATTTTCTGCCCTTAGTGCTCGATTTTGGGAGCTTTCAAGAATAGAAGAATTACTAACCACTCTCACCACTGCCAAATCATGATTACCTACACCATTGTCAGATCTTTTCACCCTTCATTGGATAGAAAAGACCGAGTAATTCTCCGAGGTCTCACCCTTGAGCAGGCTCAAGCCCATTGCCGAAACCCTAAAACTCGGCTAGATGGCGTTTATTTTGACGGTTACACGGAAAGCAAGTGATGACTAACTACACCAATGAACAGCTCGCCGCATGCTTTGAGCTGTGGCAGGAATACATCGATCCTATGGCGGCGATTGATTTTGATGAATTCTTAACGCTAACTCATAGTGAGCGTCTGGCTTTAATCGTTCAAACCTTCCCTTTTCAATAGCTCCCATGCTCTCAAAACTTAGATTTCACCTTTCGCTACGCTCCAGCAATGCCAAAACAGGCCCGATACCTGTTAGCAGCTCCCCCCGTGCTACTTGTGCCCCTTCCTGCCCCTTTATCAAGAATGGTTGCTATGGGGAGAATCACGGGCTCAACTTTCATTGGAACGCTGTTAGCGATGGCAGCCGAGGGGTTAGCGCTCCGGAGTTTTTTCGGCTGATTGCGGCCCTGATCCCTGGCACCCTATGGCGCCATGACCAAGTGGGAGACCTCCCGCATACCCTCGGCAGGATCTCGAGACGATTTATCAAAGGACTAATTGCAGCCAACAGAGGTAAACGTGGCTATACGTATAGCCACCACGACCTAAGCCTTGGTGAGAATCTAGCCTTGCTCAAAATGGCTAACCGTCAAGGGTTAACGGTAAACATATCCACCGAGACGGAATCAGCGGCAGACTCTGCGATTGCGGCAGGGTTACCGGCAGTGCTGACAGTGCCCAGCACTGAAGCCCGCAAGGCATGGAATACAGCCGCAGGAAATAGAGTTGTAACCTGCCCCGCTCAAAGGGTAGAAGATCTAACCTGTATGGCATGCGAGCTATGCCACAAGCGCCCTCGCAAGTTGATCATTGCCTTTGTGGCCCATGGCTCAGGTAAGAACAAAGTGAATGCAGCGATCAGTTAAGCATTAACCACAACTAGCTATCAGGGGCCAATTGGCCCCTTTTTTATTGCCTGCCCCCTACTCACCTAAGGGCTTTGCTATTGGCCTGGTATCTCAGGCACTCACCCAAGGCGCCACATGGGGCCCGGTATCTCACAGGTAGGGTAACCCATACACTTAATTTAACAGCCCTTCTAGGCGATCCTAGGGGGGCTTGTTTATGCTAACTAGGCGCGGGGTAAGCGTTACTTAGCGATGTTTAGGTTTAAGTTAGCTAAGGCCGGCACCGGTAGGCATTATAATACAAGTGTACTATAACATTTAACAGGCAAAAGTAGGGTCCTTACTGCATTATCGGCCACGGGTAATTTCGAACCCCCTTCATCCGCTAGCGTTACATTCCGACATGTTGCAACCGTCTCACCTAAGTCTTAGCATGAGACTCAATTATCAAAAGCTGACCATTATATGCACAAAATGCTCCTATGTGCTGCTAACTTGCTTTAACGACCTTTAAATGGTTAAACTTTGGGTTATGACAACTTGTAGCAGCAAAGAACTAGCTGATTCCCTTGGTGTGACTGTCGCAAGGGTAAGCCAATTAAAAACGCAAGGGCGATTTGATGGTTGCTTTACAATTCAACGCAACAAGATCTTTTGGGATCTTGAAGCCGCAACGGATATGTACAACGAGGTCGGACCAATTGGCGCAAGTAATACTCGGAAGAAAACTGAGGACTTAGATATACCAAGCTTCAATGAAAGTAAGGCAAAGTCAGAACATTTTCGCGCAGAGCTGGCGAGGCTTGATTTAGAAACCAAGGAGCAGGAATTGGTTGAAGCATCACAGGTAGAACGCGAGGCATTCACCAGTGCTCGCGCTGTTAGGGATGCATTGAATAACATCCCTGATAGAGTCAGCAGCCAAATCGCAGCAGAATCAGATCCTGTAGTAATTCACAAAACATTGTCAGATGAGATCCGTAAAGCATTGGAGACATTGACAAATGCGTAATGGCGCAACGGTATATCGCAAGGCGTTTTTAGATGGGCTGCGTCCAGATGCAGATTTAACGGTTAGTGAATGGGCAGATCAGTATCGGGTGCTTAGCAGCAAGGCAAGTGCAGAGGCAGGGCCATGGCGCACAGATCGAACGCCATATTTGCGGGAGATCATGGATTCAATGAGCGCCAATTCAACGGTACAGAAGGTTGTATTTATGGCTGGCGCACAGCTTGGCAAAACGGAATCAATCAATAACGTGGTGGGCTACATGATTGCACACGCACCAGGACCAGCATTATTTGTACAGCCCACGATTGAGATGGCAAAACGGTTATCAAAGCAAAGGCTGGAATCATTGATTAGTGAAACACCATGCTTAGCGGAAAAGATAGCGCCAGCAAGAAGCAGGGACAGCGGCAACACAATGTTCAGCAAGGAGTTCCCTGGTGGTATTTTGCTACTTACGGGAGCTAATAGTGCGACGGGGTTGAGATCAGCGCCATGCCGATGGGTGCTGCTGGATGAGGTGGATGCATTCCCCAGTGATGTTGATGGAGAGGGCGATCCATGCGCTTTGGCGGAGAGAAGGGCGTCAACTTTTAGTAGACGCAAGATTATTTTGACTTCAACGCCAACGGTAAAAGATATGAGCCGTATCGAGACAGAATATTTGGCATCTGACCAGCGTAGATATTTTGTGCCGTGCCCACATTGTGACCACATGCAATGGCTGGAATGGAAAAACTTGCAATGGCGTGACGGCGACCCAAAAACAGCAGCATATGTATGCGCTGGGTGCGGCACCCATATTCAAGAGCACTATAAAAGCGAGATGTTGCGTAAAGGAGAATGGCGAGCTATGGCGGAGAGTCAAGACCCGCGAACGGTAGGGTTCCACTTGTCAACGTTGTATTCACCAGTTGGCTGGAAGAGCTGGCAAGAGATTGTGGGTGAATTCCTTAGATCAAAAAATGATGCGCCGTTGCTGAAAACATTTGTTAATACGGTATTAGCTGAGACGTGGGAGGAGGAGACAGGAGCAAAATTGGGGGCGGAGGGGCTGGCGGAACGGGCTGAGTTCTACCCCGCCGGGGAAGTACCAAATGGCGCGACGATCCTTACCGCTGGTGTTGACGTACAAGATAACCGGGTGGCTATTGGGCTCTACGCATGGGGAGCTGGGGAGGAATGTTGGTTGATAAGCCACACCGAGGTGTATGGCGACCCAGCCGGACAGAAGTTGTGGGATCAAGTGGATGACATCGTATTACGGGATTACCCTCATGCTGCAGGTGGGCGTGTGAAAGTATCAGCAATTGGGGTGGACTCTGGCGGGCACTTCACAAGTGAGGTGTATGCGTATGCCAGAAGCCGCAAGGGGAAAGGTGTGTTTGCGTTAAAGGGTTCGTCTATTAGTAACAAACCACCAATTGGCAAGCCCTCCAAGGTTGATATTAACTACAAGGGGCAGGTGCTTAAGAATTCGGCGGAGGTGTTCCCGTGCGGCACCGACACGGTGAAATCAACGCTTTTTGGGCGGTTGAAGCATAACGAGCCTGGGGCAGGGTTCATCCATTTCCATGCGGAGGCAGGGCAGGAATACTTTAAACAGGTAACAGCAGAACGGCAGGTGGTGCGATATGTAAAGGGTTTTGCCGTACGTGAATGGAAAAAGAAAGCAGGAGATCGCAATGAGGCATTGGATTGTTTTGTTTATAGCTATGCAGCGCTGCATTTTTTATATATGCGATTTAACCGGAACACAGTATTTGAACAATTTGAACGGGTGCTGAACGCAAAGGAACCAGCAGCACCTGAACCAGTAGAATTGGGATATCGACCGCCGCAGCGTAGAATGGGAAGGCAAGCTTCTTCGTTCGTGACAAGCTGGTGAGTATTCTTGTCCCAAGCCTTATCTATGTGGGCGACACGTTCGCATTTGACGTGCCTGCTTTTAGCGATGCGATTGGCACTGCAATAAACAGTGGCACTTATACATTGACTTGGTTTGCAAGAACTAATGTCAACCAAGAGGCGGCAACAATTATTGGTACAGCAGAAGGTGCCGGATGGCGCGTAACAGTACCAGCAGCAACAACTGCAGGCTTTGATGTTGGTGTATGGACATGGCAAGCGGTAGCGACTTATAGCACTTTGCAATTCACGGCTGGTCGTGGGCAGTTTACGGTTAAAGCATCAGCCAAATATGCGGGTACACCTGGGGCATTTGATGATCGCAGCAGGGCTGAGATTGATCTGGGCTTTGTAGAAACAGCAATAAGGACCTTGGCGGAAGGCGGGATGGTGCAGGAATATCAGATCGGTGGTCGTATGTTG